CAGCCCTGGCTGTACGTCAACACCCAACAGATACCGGGTGATCAGCGGATAGTCAACAATGGCGCCGGATTCGGAAAGCACAAGATCACCGTCTTCGATCACTGGCGCCTTAGCCAATGGGTTAATGGCTTTAAGCGCAGGGGGTGCCAGGCGAGTGACACTGTCGCGCTGGTAAGGAATCAGTTGATACTCGATACCGAGCTCTTCAAGTATCCAGATAATGCGCTTGGAGCGCGATTTGTTCAGATGGTGTAGCTTAATCAAATTAGACGCTTCCGTGTGACAGCTTGGGGTGATTGGCCATAAGTCCATGTTCATCCTATGCCAAATTTTAGGTGCTTTATCCAGCCGCCCTACCCCCGCAAGGTCAAGAACAACCGTAGGTCCAGCTCCAGCTGGTGGTAGTCGGCCTCCATGTGCTGGCACAGCTGGTAAAAGGCCTTGTTGTGGTCCTTTTCACGCAGGTGCGCCAGTTCATGTACCACGACCATGCGCAGCAGCGGCTCGGGCAGGCTTTTGAGGATGGCGGAGATCTTAATTTCGTTCTTGCGCTTGAGATTGCTGCCCTGCACGCGGCTGACGAACTGATGCTGGCCCAGGGCGTTATCGATGACGTGCATGCGGGTATCAAAGAACACTTTGCTGACCGGATTACTGCTCCGCATGAACTGCTGTTTGATGCGTTGGGTGTAATCGTACAGGGCGGCGTCGGTCTGGATCAGGTGTTGAGCTTGCGACGGGTAGCGTCGTTCCAGCCAGGTACCGAGCTGGCTCCTGTCAATCAGTTGCTGGATTTGCTGCTGCAGGCTGGGGCCGTATCCGCCCAGGTACTTAAGCGTGGCCACAGTCACTCCGTATTGCCAGTATTAGAGCGACTGATGATACAGGACTCGAGACGCTTAGGCTTACTGCCCCTGCTGTAAACGCTGTTGACGACTACGGCGTGGTCAAATGGCACAAGTGGGCGATGGCTTGGATGTTCAGCGGCACCGCCGACACAAATGCAAATGCAAATGAGGGAGCGGTGAAATTAATAGGTGTTTCCATAATTAACGCTGACACGATCCGCAGTCCGTCGCGGGTGTTCTTGTAGTGCAGACGGCGCATGGAATCGGTGAGGATTGAATGACAACCCGCGACACTCGCAAAGCGTTCTTGAAATTGCTGGATGACACCTGGCCTAGCGTCCGGTCGGAGTTTGTAGCAGCCATGCGACAGGCGCGGGCTGGCGTTGATATGAAGGCGCTTGAAGCTGCCATTGCCCGCGGGGATGTTGACGCGGCATTCCGGGCGCTGAGGTTCGATGCGGCCGATTTGTTCAAAACAGATACTGCAATCACTGCGGCCATGACCGCGGGCGGCATTTATCAGATGGGCGCGTTTCAGCACGCCACCCGCCGCGCGCCGATTGCCAACCGGGTTGTGCAGTCGTTCGGGGGCCGAAACGAGCGGGCCGAGCGGATTGCGCTGGAACTTGGATCGAAGCTGGTGACTGAGGTGTTGGACGACAAGCGCGTCCTGATAGCCCAGACAATCCGGGGAGGGCTTCAGGCTGGCGCGGGGCCGCTGCGCACCGCACTGGACATCGGTGGGCGTGTGGTCAACGGCACGCGGCAAGGTGGGCTGGTGGGGCTGCACAGCACGCAGGCGGAGTATGTCCAGTCGATGCGTGGTGAACTGACCGACCCCGACCGCATGGCAAACTATTTTACGCGCACGCGGCGCGACAAACGCTTTGACGGGATCGTGCGCCGAGCCATTGCTGACGGCAAGCCTGTCGGGCAGGCCGACATTGACCGCATGGCCGGGCGCTATTCGGATCGGCTGCTTGCGTTGCGCGGCGAAACAATCGCCCGCACCGAAACGCTCAAGGCATTGAACGCCGGGCGGCAAGAGGCGCTGGACCAACTGATCGAAAACCCGAACAACGATGTGCGGGCTGAGGATGTCGTGAGGGCGTGGGATTCCACGGGCGACGGCAAGACGCGCGAAACACACGCAACGGCAGACGGGCAGGTAGCGGCGCAGGGCGTGCCGTTCACGGTTGGCGGTTTTCAAATGATGTATCCCGGCGACACGAGCCTCGGGGCACCTGCTGGGGAAACCGTAAATTGTCGATGCTATTCTGACGTAAGAATTGACTTCTTCGCGAGGTTGACCTGATGGCCCGATACACTTTTGCCACGCTGGACCAGTGGACCAAAAAGACCGAGCGCCGAATTGACGCCGTGCTGAAGGACGCAACGCAATCCGTCGTGGCCGTGGCGCAAGTTTCACGGGACAAGGGTGGCCGAATGCCTGTCATCACAAACACTCTGAGGGGCAGCCTTCAATCGTCAATCGCTGGCGGGGCGTTCGCTGAGGGCGAGGCGTCGCACATTCTGGTTGCTCCACAAATGAAAGGCGGCGACGTGGCAACATTTACTTGGACGGCAGAATATGCGGCGGCAGTCAACAATGGCAACCGAGGCCGCCCCGGCGCGCACTTTGTCGAGGGCGCCGTCGATCAATGGACCGCTATCGTGCGGGCGTCCACGGCGAAAGCAAAGGCGCGGGTCAGATGAACCACAAAGACATTAAAACAGCCCTGCGCACGCGCCTTGCCGCCACGCCGTCCGCCCCGCCGATTGTATGGGGTGAAAACGCGCCGGGTGTTTATGATACGCCGTCGCTGCAATACGTCACGCCGGATCCGCCTTATTGGTTGGCGTATTTTACCACCACGCCGCCTGAGCGTTTCGGCCTGTCCAAATCAAGCCGGATGGTCGTTCGGCTGTTTGTGGCGGTCTTTGTGCAAGAGGGCACGTTCGAGGATGAAGCCGACGACCAAGCGCAGCGCATCATTGACCAATTCCCCATTGACCTGATACTATCCGCCGGAGACGGTCAAATTCAGGTGACAGATATGGGCGACCCACAGCCGGGCGCAATCGACGGCGCATACTTTCGCAAGAATGTGTCGATCCGTTGCCGCGCAATCTTTCAAAGGACACCTTAAATATGGACAAGAAAACACACCGCGCAAAGGCTGGGCCGATCACAGGCGCGTACATCGTTACAATGCCAACACCGACTGGTAGCACGCCTGCAATGATTTACAAGGGCGACGTGCCAGAGAAAGGCGCGGTCATGCAATTCGCAATGCCTAATGGCGTCACATATTCCGGCACGGTGGCCGACGCTACCGAAGCAGGTGGTGAAGTTCTGGTTGAATTTACATCGGGTCTTGTCCCGGTCCTGAAATAGGCATCCCGCCTATCCACGCTCATGAAAGGAAAATATCATGGCACTTATTCAAGGCGTCGGCGGGTTTCTGTCCGTCTCGGCAGCTACCCCAGCAACCTTTGACGCAGACGGATATTCCGCGCTGACGTGGACCGAAGTGGGTGAAGCATCCGAAATCCCCGAATTCGGCGCGGCTTATTCTGCGGTCATGTTTACGTCTCTCAAAACTGGTATTGAAAACAAATTTCATGGAGCGTTGAATTACGGTTCGATCACAATCCCCTTGGGCTATGACTCCACCGACGCTGGTCAGATCATCTTGCTTGCTGCGCTGGCATCCAAGGATGAAATCAGCTTCCGCGAGACGCGCAGCGACGGCACAATCCGTTATATCATGGGCAAAGTCATGTCATTCCCGCGCGGCCAGTCGGTCGGGTCGGTCAACATGGCAAGCTGCAATATCGAGTTCACGCGCGCCGACGTTGAGGTCGCCGCACCGTAATCCTGCAACTCCGGCAGGCTAGGGGGGTGAGGCGTGGTTAACCGCACCCCCCGAATTTAACCTAAACCGAAGGATATAAACCATGGATTGTTTCGACTCAGTATCAGCGGCAGAGGCGGGCGCTTGGCTGCACCTGACCAACCTTCGCACAGACGCGCCGGCATACGTCACAGGCAAGGACGGCACTTCCGACTTGTCCAAGCCTATGCGGGTGAAATTGATCGGCATGGACGCGCCGGCGGCAAAGGCCAAGGAGCGCAAGCGCGCAACCAGCATCCTGAAGCGGCGCGGCGGCAAGATGGACTTCGCCAAAATGACCGAGGCGCAACTTGGTGCGCTGGTCGACGAAGGTCAGGAGGGGACTGTTCAAGCTGCCGTTGATCAGACAATCGGCTGGGAAAACCTAAGCCTTGACGGCAAGCCCGTGGAGTTTTCGGAAGAAGCGGCGCTTGCGATCTATCGCAAGTATCCGTCGATCCTTGAAGAAGTGACAGAATTCTTGAAGGACCGTGCCAATTTTTTCGCACAAGCCTAGATGCGCTTTGCCTCTGGGCGCGACAACACGCGTGGTTATGCGCGCAGCCGCAGGACATAAAGCAGACGCGTTGGAGTTTTTTGGAGCGGGCAAATGAAGAACCGGACTTTCCTGAACTTCCATTTCGTGCTTATCTTGCGGAATGGCTGATGGATGTCGGGCCGGTCATGCAGGGCGGGATGGGGTCGGTGGCCCTGTCCCATTTAGAAATTCAGGCGTGGGCCGCAAATGTAGGGCTGCGGTTTGAAGGCGACGAAGCGCAATGGCTGCAAAAAATGAGCGGGGTTTACGCCAGTGAATTGTTCGAGTCGAATGGCAAAAACACACCCCAGCCGTTCCGGGAGTAATCCGCATGGATGATATGGCAATGGTTGGCCTCGGGGTTGACAGTCGGGACGTGCGGAAGGCCAGCGGCGATCTGGATCGCTTTGCTAAGTCCGGCGACCAGGCTAGTGGATCCGCAGGCCGTGCGACAGGTGCAATCGGCGGCATGACCGCCAAGATGGTTGTGGCAGCGGCAGCGGCAGCGGCACTGACTGCTGCACTGGCTGCTGGCAAGTTTCTGAACAAGTTTGTTGATGCCACTGTCGAGGCTGAAAAGGCGCAGGCGCAGCTTGGCGCGGCCATTACATCAACAGGCGGCGCGGCGGGTAAAAGCGTGGCCGACTTGAATGCGCACGCGGCGGCGCTTCAAAAGGTCACAAATTTTGGCGATGAAACCATCAACGCCATGCAAGGCGTCCTGCTGACCTTTACTCAGATTAAAGGCGACCAGTTTGACGCGGCCACTGTTGCAATTTTAGATATGTCGCAGGCTTTGGGCAAAGACCTTCAGGCCTCCGCGCTGCAAGTCGGCAAGGCGTTGAATGATCCTGTCAAAGGAATGGCGGCACTTGCCGAAAGTGGAATCCAGTTTACCGATGCGCAGAAAGAAATGGTCAAAGGCATGGCTGCGGCCAATGACACAATCGGCGCGCAGACAATCATCCTGGCCGAGTTGGAAAAGCAGTTTGGTGGATCGGCAGAGGCGGCGCGGGATACGCTTGGCGGTGCGTTAGATTCGCTGCGCAACGCCTTTGGCGATTTGTTCGAGTTGTCCGGGCCTGGTGTAAAGGCATTGCGCGATGCCATTGAACGGCTCACGGCGGCGGTGGCCAATCCGGCGTTCTTCGCGGCGGTGCAGTCCATCGGAACGGCGCTGTTTGCGGCGGCTGAAATAGGCGTGGGGGCTTTAACTGCGCTATCCAGTGCGTTTACAATACTAACGCAAAATCTTGATATAGTCGCTGTATCCATAGGCGTCTTGGCTTTAACACAGGTCCAAGCGATGGCCGCAGCGTTGGTGACCTTGGCGCTCAAAGTGGCTTTTGCAGCAACCAGCTACACAGCACTAGCGATTGCAATGAAAGCCATTCCTTTTGTCGCGGCAGTTGCGGGTCTGACAACTCTGTACAGGCTTTTGACAACAACAGCGGATTTTGCAAAGGACGGGGCGGCAGCATTTAACGGATTCAATGATGCTACTGCATCGCTTTCCCGCGTGACGGCAGTGCTGGAAAGCGATTATGCAGGTCTAGAGGTTGCGCAAAGGTCTATGGCGGAGGCAGCAAAGACCGGGTCGGCGATTGAAAGAGACGCAGCAATACAGGCGGTTTTCTGGAATTAACGCGCGGATCACAGCAAACGAAAACCTGCGGCGCGACCTGGCGTTGACGCAGAAATCAGAGTTGATTGCGCTTAGAAGCGCCGCAGCAGCGGAAGAAGAAAGATTTAACAAGTCCACAGCTTTGATAGCCGCGCGCGCAGTTTTGAACTCTGAGGCTGTTAGCAGAATCGGAATATTTGGAATTGAAATTCGCAAGCAATTTGATTTCATTGACGCCGAGGCTAGGCTGCAAGCCGACGGGGTTGACGCGATAACAGACGCATACCGCACGCTATTGGAAGAGCAAGTTGCTTCCGGGGTCGAACTCACGAGAGAGCAACAGAGATATATGGACGGTGCAGATGCCGTGGCATTACTCAAGCAGCAAGTCACCGACGCTGTTGCCGCGCTTGAACTTCTGGAAGTCCCTGTAAGTCTTGCTCCAAATCTTGACGATGCGGCGGGGTCTGCTGGGAGTCTTGAGCGAAACCTTATAGCAGCCGGATCTGCGCTTTCCGCCCTCGCTAATTCAACTGACAACCTCGGCCTAGATGCAATCGGACTGGAGGCACAAAACAGGGCGCTTGAAGCGGGTAACAGTCTTATTGACGCGCGCACTCAGGGCCTGATCGCGACGAAGCGCGAAGAACTTTCGTCGGCGCTTGGATCGGGTGAGGGCGCCATTCGTGCTGCGGCAACTTTAGAACTTGATAAATACACAGCTGCATTGAACAGAACCAGCGCAGCCCAAACGATAAATAACGCACTGACAAAAGAGTACAACGACTCTCTGCGCGAAACAGTCGGCGCGGGCGGTAAACACGGAAGCCCCGCTAAACCGCTTGCAAGCCATGCTGGGGCCTGACGACCCTGCCGAAGCGATTGAGCGTTGGTAACGAAAACGGCAAATGACAGCGCTGGAAG